GAAAAAAATAAATATTTATAATCAAAGTTACATAACATGGCTATTAAAAAAACAAAATTAGAAGACCAAGAGTTACAAGAAATTAAACAATTTCAATCAGATTTTGACCAATTACAAGTTTTATTAGGTCAAATTCAGTTGCAAAAGTTTAAGTTAGACAATGATGAATTAATTTTAAAAAGTAAGTATAACGATCTTCTATTCAAAGAAAAAGAATTAGGAGAACAATTAAATAATAAATACGGAGAGGTACAAATAGATTTAAAAACAGGTGAAATTACCGATTCTAAAGATAAGTCTTAAATCCTCCCTATATATTTATTGACAGACGAATAAAACGATATAAAATGGCAGAAACATTATTATCCCCAGGAGTATTAACACGTGAGAACGACCAATCAATAATTACTCAAGGTCCTATCACTGCAGGTGCAGCTATCATAGGTCCAACAGTAAAAGGTCCAGTTAATGTTCCAACATTATGTACTTCTTATAGTGACTTTAGAAGTAGATTCGGAACTAGTTTTCAAAGTGCTAGTATCCAATATGAATACTTAACCTCAATTTCAGCTTACAATTATTTCCAACAAGGTGGAGATACTCTTCTTGTAACTAGAGTAGTTAGTGGTACGTTTGTTCCTGCTAGTGCTTCAGTATCTACAAATGGAGATGTAAATACTTCAGCTTTTGAATTAGAAACAATTGTAGAAGGAGATATGGCTAATAACTCTGGTTCATTAGGAGCTAGTGGTTCATTAATTAGTGGATCTTCTGATAACGTAAGATGGGAAGTAGCAGCTATTGATTCTGGAAGTGGTACATTTAACCTATTGATTCGTCGAGGTAATGATAACCAACAACAAAAAGTAATTCTAGAAACATATAGAGGATTGTCACTAGATCCAACTTCAGAAAACTTTATTTCTGCTAGAATTGGTGATCAAAAACTAACTAATCAAGGAGGATATATCCAAATTACAGGTAGTTATCAAAATCTAAGTAGATATGTAAGAGTAAAATCTGTAAATACTACTTATGAATACTTTAACAATGATGGTTCTGTTAAATCAGAATACACAGGTACTCTACCAGCTATTGGAAGTGGTTCATTAGAAGGTGCCTTTAATGGAGGTAGTGGACAATTATTTTATGGTGGTGGATTAGATATGTTTGAAAACATTGATGATCAAGTATTATACCCACAAGGTATCCAACCATCAGATTATACAGCATCAATTGCTTTATTAGGTAATAAAGATGAATATCAATTTGATATTATTACTGCTCCTGGTTTAACATTAGAAAAAAATGGAGCTGTAGTAGGTGAATTAGCTAATATGTGCCAAGAAAGAGGTGATGCAATTGCAATTGTAGATCCATCAGTATATGCTTCTTCAGTAGCAGGTACTATCCAAGATGGCTCAGTAATTGATAATAGCTACGCAGCTGCTTACTGGCCATGGGTACAGGTTAGAGTACCAAGTACTAATAAATTACATTTTGTACCCGCTTCTACTATTATGCCTGGTGTATATGCTTTCAATGATAGAACATCAGCTGAATGGTTTGCACCTGCTGGATTTAATAGAGGTGGTTTAGGAATGGCTTTACAAGCTGAAAGAAAATTATCCCCAACAGATAGAGATAATTTGTACTTAGCTAATATTAATCCAATTGCTACATTCCCAGGAAGAGGCCCTGTAGCATATGGTCAGAAAACTCTACAGAAAAATAGAACTGCTTTAGATAGAGTAAACGTTAGAAGATTACTAATTGAATTAAAAAGAACTATTGGTTCAATTGCAAACAACTTAGTATTCGAACAGAACACAACTACTACTAGAAATAGATTCTTATCTCAGGTTAATCCTTATATGGAAAATATCCAACAAAGACAAGGTCTATATGCTTATAAAGTAGTAATGGATGATACAAACAATACATCTGATGTAATTGATAGAAATGAATTAGTAGGACAAGTTTATGTTCAACCAACAAAAACAGCTGAATTTATCATACTAGATTTCAATATTACCCCAACTGGTGCGTCGTTTGAGTAAAAAAAGAAAGAATTAAATATTTATAACAAATAAAAAGACATGGCAGTATTAAATCCTAACGAAATAATGTTTACCGCTTTCGAACCGAAAGTACAGAACAGGTTTATTATGTATATTGAGGGAGTTCCCGCTTATCTAATTAAATCTGCAACTGCCCCTGGATTCGAAGCTGGTGAAATAATCCTAGATCATATCAACGTTTACCGTAAAGTAAAAGGTAAAGTAAGATGGAATGATATGACACTTAACCTTTACGATCCTGTAACTCCTTCTGGAGCTCAAGCAGTAATGGAATGGGCAAGATTAGCTCACGAATCTGTAACAGGTAGAGATGGTTACTCTGATTTTTATAAAAAAGATATTACTCTAGATATTCTAGGTCCTGTAGGTGACGTAATTGGTGAATGGATTATCAAAGGTGCTTATGTAAAAACAGCAAACTTTGGTGAATATGATTGGGCAAATGATGCCGCAATTAACCTAAACGTAACCTTAGCAATGGATTACTGCATATTAAATTTCTAATATACCCTAACCCTTCAATTGAAAAGAGC